GACGCATGCACTCAAAAACAAACGTTGCAGCAGCACTGACTACTAGATTAAAACATTATGCTCCGACTTAGGTCAAGACTCAGGTAGATCCAATATTGGAGCACTGTGAGATTTCAGGGTAATCATAGGTGGCGTCACGGGTGGCGGCAAAGGTGGCGTCATAGGTGGCGACACAGGTGGCGGAACGGGTGGCGGTTTCACGGATATGATGCTGAACAAATTTAGCCTAGGAACACCCCAACCACTCCCCATGCCCGCGCAAGGCAGCAACGCAAAATCAACCAACAGCCTTATGTTCTCGCCCTCGGTTACGATTCAAGGAGACGTAACCCCCGAACAGCAAAAGAAAACGGAGGAAATGATGAGCCGTTGGAGTAGCGATTTGATGCGCACATTTAACGAACAAACCCGCTTAAAAGAACGAAAAGCATTCTAAGATGTACAAACTCGGCACGGTTAAATTTGAGGGGCTAAAGGGCTTTGCGAGCTTTGAAAGCACGCTAGAGGCTAATTACGTCCAACACGCGCTAATAGATGGAAAGCCCCGTTTGCAGCGTGTTGGTACGAACTTGGAAGAGATAAACGCCACGGTTCGGTTACACAGCAGATTTTGTACGCCCGAAACCGAATTGTTCAACCTGTACCAAATGCTAGAGGGAAGCGAAAAGCAAGCCCTCACCAACAAGGCAGGGGATTATTTTGGCGATTTCGTTTTAGCGAGTGTTACGCGGACTTTGACCCGAACAACCGCAAGCGGGCGTATTATTGAGTGTGAGGTGGCTATCAGATTGTTGGAGGCTATCAACCCCAACGATGCGATTAAAAACCGTTCCCAATCGTTCGCGCTTGGGCGCGTCCCTGGCGCACCAATACCCGTTCCTTTCACCAGCCCAATCGGGGACGCAAATTTGGCGGGTTCGCTAATTTCGGATGTGGCTTCGGCTAGCCAAGCGGTAAGCGGGCTTGTGCAGGAAGTTGGGGTAAATGTGGGAACGGCAGACGTGAACCTAAAATCAGCCTCTAACAGGTTGGACAGGATAAACGGCTCACTTGATAGCCTATCCACGATTATCAATAACACCCAATCCCGCATTTACACGGCAGCCAACCAACTACGGTCTCATATGTCGGTCGTGCAGGGGGCTTTGGGTGTGCTGAAAAACGCCTGCGATACCGTTGATACGGTTGGCGTGGATGCTGCAAACCGAACCTATCAAGCTAGCATAGTCCAATTCCGCACTTATTCCTCACCAATAGCCGTGCTTGCGGCAATCCGAGATTAACTATGATAACGCAATACACCACAAAAGAGGGGGAACGTTGGGACACAATCGCGTTTAAAGCCTATGGAGACCCGCTCAAAATCAAAGAAATTGCGGACGCGAACCCCAACGTACCTTTACGGGATACAATCCCTACAAACACCGTTCTAAACGTTCCTGTAATTCCCGAGCCTACGCTTGATGAAACTTTGCTACCGCCATGGAAAAGATAAAAAACCCGCTATTCAAAATCACCTACGAGGGAAAGGATATTACAAGGGACATTACCAAAAGCCTTATCTCTGTAACCTACAACGATGCGGAGGAGGGGGAAACCGACGAAGTAAGCATTGAGGTAGAAGATACGGACGGCTTATGGCGCGATGCTTGGTATCCGAGCAAGGGGGACAAAATGGAGCTTTCAATCGGGTATGACGGTATTATGATGAATTGCGGTAAGTTTGTGGTTGATGAAATCCAACTGCGGGGCGCACCCGATACCGTGATGATACGCGGGTTGGCAGCAGCTACAAACAGCCCATTGCGTACCAAGAACAGCACCGCCCACGAAAAGCAGACCCTCAAACAAATTGCTGATAAAATTGCTGCCAAAAACCAGCTTACCGTAAAGGGCGAAATCGCGAACATTCAGATTGAGCGCGTAACCCAAAATCGGGAATCGGATTTGGCTTTTTTGGCACGCATCGCAAAAGAATACGGCTATTTGTTTTCAGTTCGCGATAAAGTTCTTACATTTACGTCCATATACGGGGTGGAGAACGGGCAGCCCGTTTTGGAGATAGACCGTACAGACCTAATCGCTTATTCGGTTACGGACAAATCCGTGAAAACGTTTAAGTCGGCAACCGTTCAGTATCGCGACCCCAAGAGCAATAAGGTGGTTTCAGCCACGGTAAAGGCGGGAGACGCGATAGAGGGCGGTACGGGTACAGTAGGCGGGGCAAACACCACAACAGCATCGGACGTATTGGAGATTAAGGACAAGGCGGAGAACCCACAGCAAGCCCGTTTAAAGGCACAAGCAGCCCTACACAAAGCCAATTCCGAAGGACAAGAGGGAACTTTTGACCTGTACGGGGAACCGCTTTTGGTAGCAGGGAACAACTTCACGCTCACGGGTATGGGGAAACTTTCGGGGCGTTGGCACATATCCCGCTCCTCCCACTCCATAAGCAGGGATAGCGGGTATAAAACCGCTTTGGAAGCGAAGCGGTTGAAAGATGTGGATAAGCCCGAACAGCGCAAAACACCAGCCAAGAAGAAAAAACGCCCTGCCTACAAAGTGAAAACGAAAGCCCCCGCGAGAGGTGGCGGTGGTGGTGTTCGGGAATTTGACCTACAAACCAGCTAAAAACGGATATTATGTTTAGATTTGGAACGGTATGTGAAAAAGACAGCGCGGGGTGTTTGCTTCGTGTTGAGTTTGAGGAGGACAGCATAACCACGGATTGGTTGCGTATGGTCGTTCCTGCGGGCGCGAAGAACTCATTTTTTGCGATGCCCGATGTAGGCGAGCAAGTCGCTTGCTTAATGGACGAACGATGCGAAAACGGGGTTGTTATGGGTGCGGTCTATTCCAACACCGTAAAGCCCAAACAGGCGGGGGACGATGTTAGCAGCGCGGTTTTTTCCGATGGAACAAAGGTTGTGTATAATCGCTCCTCGCATCTGTTATTGGTGGAAACGGTTGGGGATATACAGATAAAAACGAGTGGCAACGTTTCGGTGGAATGCACCAACCTTGATGTTCAATGTACCAATGTTGATGTGCAATGTACGAATGCAACCGTAACGGCAACGACCACAAAAGTTGATAGCCCCAATTCGGAATTTACGGGGAACGTAAAGGTAGGCGGTGGGCTAACCGTACAGGGTAACGGTTCAATCGCGGGTGGAATTGTTGCAAACAGCATCATGGCACAAGGAGATATTCGGGCAGGGGGCGGTACGGTTGGCTTATTAACTCACATTCACCCAACACCTTCGGGACCGTCGGGCATAGGCGCAGGATAAAATGGCAACACTCAACGATATAAAAAGCAGCTATTGGCAGCTATCCACAACACGAGCGGGGGAGGTGGTGCAAGGGATAGAGGATATTAAACAATGTATCCAAACAATTCTTACAACCCAAAGGGGTACAGTCGTGCTGAACCCCAATTTTGGGTTAGACCTTATGGCGTTTATTGGGCAACCCATTAACACCGTGGAGGCAGACCTCACCCGCGAAATTATAGAGCAAATAACAGAGTTTGAACCGCGTGCAACGATAGAGAAAATAATACCCTCTTTATCGGGAGACGGCTCAAATTTAATCATAGAACTAACTTGGTCTTCCGAAGTAGGAACAGGTACAAACAATGTTCAGTATGCCATTAGCACCTAACTTTGTTGAATTGGATTTGCAGGCAATTCGCGCGGATATAAAGCGAGCCTATACGGACATAACGGGTACGTCGCTGTATCCCGCGCAAGTGGAAAATATCATCTTGGATATGCTCACTTACCGCGAGTATTTGAAGAACCTGCAAATCCAATACACAGGCGAACAAAACTTAGTCGCTTTTGCAACGGATTTAGCCTTGGATAGATTGGGCGAGCTTGTTGGGGTTACGCGATTGGGACAAACGGCAGCGACTTGCGATATTCGTTTTACGCTCGTAAGCGGACACGGCGGGGTGGTTATTCCTGCGGGTACGCGCGTGGCATCTGTGGATGGGCGGGCGGTCTTTGCTACCCAATCCGCTACAGTCGTACCAAGTGGTACAAACACCGTAACGGCTTTTTGCGTATGTTTGCAGCTTGGAACGATAGGGAATGGATACGCCAACGGGGCAGTAAATACCCTATTAGACCCGCAAGCCTACATTAGCACCGTAACCCCGCCAATCAATATCATACCAACGGCAGGGGGCGCGGAGGAGGAGGCGGACGCATCACTAAGGGAACGGATACAGCTTGCACCCGCTCGCTTTTCCACAGCAGGCAGTTATGGGGCGTACAAGTTCTTTGCGAAAGGAGCGAACCCCGCGATTGCCGATGTTGCGGTAACAAGCCCAAACCCTGGAACGGTGGAGCTTTTCCCGCTTATGGCGGACGGCTCAACAACCCCAACACAGATTTTGAACCAAGTGTTGGCAGCCGTGCGAACAGACCCAAGCATTCCCTCCGCGTTGGATAGTAGGCGACCGCTAACGGATACAGTTTTGGTAACCGCTCCTACACGGGTAGATTACACCTTACAGGTGGATTTGACCCTGTACGATACGGCAGATGCCGCGCAAATTCAGACCGCCGTTAGAGCAGCTTTACAGGCGTTTGTAGATGAAAGGCGCACGAAGTTGGGTAAGGACGTTGTGGATACGCAAGTTATCAATGTTGCGCAAATAGAGGGCGTTTATCGGGTAGAGCTTCCAACCTTTACCACAATTATCATTTCACCCACACAGTTCCCATATTGCACCGCTATTAACGTGAACATTACGGGTACAACCGCAGGATAATAATATGTCTAATCTTCTCCCCTCACCGCTACAGCAGCCCCACATAAAAGCCTTTGATACAGTCGCGGAAGCGCGTATGGCGGGGCTGCCGTTGGAAAACATATTGGTTTATATTGTAGATACAGCCCCCGAAAGTGTTCTACCTTTTCTCGCTGAACAGTTTGATATTCTCGGTGTGAAAGGGTACAAATACGCAACCACGGTAGCCCAAAAGCGAGCAGCTATCAAAAACGCGATTGAGTTGCACAGGTTCAAAGGCACACCATACGCAATCGGACGCGCCCTGCAAAATGTTGGGCTTACCGTAAGTCGGATTGAGGAGGGCGTGGGGCAAAGAACCCAATACAATAGCGTTTACACGTACAACGGCTCGCGCACGTATGGCAGCTTGGGGCATTGGGCATATTTCCGCGTCTATGTGGACACCGCAAACAACGGCACGGTAAGCGCAACCCAATTTTCCGAAGCAATAGAAATCATCAACGAGTTTAAGAATGTTCGTAGCCACTTGTACGATATTACCGTGGAATCGGGTGTGGCGGATACCGTATCCCCAACTGATGAGCTTACGTTTGAAGTTCAGCACGCAGTAAGCGAGGGATTGGGCGCATTCTTTAACGGTGCTTTTCAATACAACGGGGCTATCCAATACACATACATTTCCGACGATACCAACTTCACAGTTCTTTAACCCACTTTCTAAGAGAGCTTACCAATGAAAGACAAAATAAACCCAACGGGGCGCGTCCGAACCCAAATATATAACATAGCGGGCGAGCTTATCCACGATGAAACGGGTAGCAACTTGGTTGTTACGATAGGGCGTGAAGCCCTTGCCGAACTTATCGTTTCCGCTCCTTCCACGCTTGTAGTTGATAAAATGTCCTTTGGGGAAAGCGGTCTCGCACCAGCCCTAAGCAACTCAGTCATTTTTCACGCAACGGACAAAGCTATTGATAGCGCAACTACAGTCGGCTCAACCACAACGTTTGTAGGAACTTTGGATTATGGCGACGCAATAGGCGACACAATCAAAGAGTACGGTCTAAAGTGTAACAACGGCAGCTTATTCGCGCGTTACACGTGGGGCGGGCAGGTAGATAAAACAGCCTTAAACCGCATCGTTGTAACTTGGTCAATCACATTCTAAACAGGAAAATCTAATCATGGCAAATCTCACACCCGTATCATCTTTTGATGATGTGTATCAAATAGAAACCACCGATTACGTTGAGGGCGGTGCAGGCGGAACGGCTAACGTGCCAAGCCAACAGTTGCTCAATCGTACCGAATGGCTAAAAGACCAATTCACGATTCAGCGCGGACACGCTTCCCAATCCGTGCGCAACGTGGTTTTAACAGGTCGTTTTGACGCGAGTACAGGCGATTTAAACCTGCTATCCGCGCCCGCTTCTACGACCTTGCGGTTAAACGCTGCACCCTCCTATCCCTTTATCGCTACCGTCTCTTCGGGGCATGATGAGTTTGGAGAAATCGCGGAAACCGTGAAGCTCACCGCCGACTTGGATTTTGCGATGCCCTCGGCAAACCGCATCTATCTTGCAATCGTTAAGTTCCCTGTGGGCGGTTCGCCCGAACTTGCGGTAGTGGACGAATCGTATTTCTATGCAACACCATACCCCATACCCGCGCCCGTTTCGCAATTAGGTTTGTGGTATAACCCCGCAACAGGTGTCTCCCATTTTAACTTTCCAAGTGGCGGGTGGAACGAGGAGCGCATCGTAATTGTTGGGCGCGTCGTAAAATCGGGCGGTTCAATTACGAGTGTAGAAACATTCCCATACCGCGAACCGTACTACTGTGAGGTGCGCCGCGCTGGTACTGTTGAAACCTTTGCAGCCAACAGAATCCCATTAGGCGGGTATTTGCCGTGCAATGGGGCGGAGGTCTCACGCCTGCAATACCCCAAGCTATTCAAAGCGATAAGTACTGTTTTCGGGATTGGCGATGGCAGCACCACATTTAACCTGCCCGATTTGGCAGGTAGGTTTGTGCGTGGCTTTGATGCGGCAGGTTCTACCGATGCGGGGCGTGTTTTTGGTTCTTACCAAGACGACCTTTTCGCAACCCACAGGCACTACTTTACGGACTATTCAAGCACAACCCGCAGTCAAGTGGTTACAGATACAGGCGGAGGCGGTGGTAACTTGGATATTAACATCGCACCAGGGGGCGGAACTGCCTATGCGTCCAACTCGGAAATGACAGAAGTAGGCGGTACAGAAACCCGCCCTAAAAACGTCGCGTTGGGTATGTTCATAAAATACTAATACAGATTTAGCATCTTTGGGTCTGATGCTTATAGTGGGTAGCTCCACTCCTTCGGGGGTGGGGCTTTTTTATTTTATAAATCTTTTGGTTTATTTGCAACCTTTGACAAATAAACCCGTATAATATAATATACATTCACCAATACAACTTATAAAATGAAACTTAACCTAAAAAGAATTGAAACCCGTACAGCACACTTTGAGTTGGAAATGCCAAAGCCTTTGGCTTTGCGTTGTGCAATCAACGAGGAACGTATCCGCAAAGCGTTATCCAAAAAGACGCTTGTACACCTTACCTTTGAAAAGCTGAACGGGGAAATCCGTAGCGCGTATGCTACCGCAAAAATTGAGTACATACCAAAAGAATCAAGACCTAATGGGCGGGGCGCGGGTTACACCGAAATGCAAGTGCGTTTTTTTGATACCTATATAAACGAGTGGAGAAGCTGCCTTTTAGACAAAATCATTGATGTGAATTAAACGGCACGGGGGCAGGTTTGCCCCCTTTTTTCTCCAAAATGTTAATAAAAAGCGTCCATTTGTTAAGAAACTGTTAAAATAATAAGGTTTTTTAAAAATAGTTTGCAAAATACTTGCGGGTTTAAATAATAGTTCTGATATTTGCACTATCAAATAAACAAACAAACAAACGCACAACAATATGAAAACGCTACAAGCCCGCCAAATTTTAGAAACTGTTATCGGTAAAAACAAAATAGTTGTTGGACGCTACACAAACCCCGTTCGTGTGCAAATGGAAAATTGGGTGCGCATCGCAACCGTTAATATCCAAGACGATATGCGCAACGATTTGGACGTGGTTGTACGAAAAAACCAGCTAACACATTTACACGATGAATTTCGCGTATATTTTACTGATACCGAGTTCTTTATTTACGCACGCCCCGAAAAAGTGGAGGCTATAGCAAAATATTTGGCAACCGAAGCGCAACCAGCCGAAGAAGCCCAACCAACCCCAACAGTTGCGCAACCCGCAAGCGACCTAATCCCACACCCCAATAAAGAAGAATTTGTTTGCCCGCAGATTGCTACGTATGGCGGTACTACCCGTTTTTGCCAAGATGAGTTGCTCGTGGTTCGTGCTATCAACGAATGGGTTGGTACTGAAAGTCCCAAGATTTTGGAAAAGGATATTAAAAATATTAGCGAAACATTGAAGAACAACCGCTCCACTTTCATCAAGGTGTATTGTTGGGAAAATCGCTATTGTATCGTGCAGTTCGGGAACACTTCGGTTTTCGCAATAGATAAGCAAAAGTTCTTTAAAAAATTCAGCCTAAAAACCGAACGGTTTGAGACGCTTAACGATGCTTGGAACGCGGTGTATAATGCCCAACAGCACGACCATAAACTTATCCGCTACCAAGCCCAACAGGAAGCCAAATTGGCAGCCGAACACGCTGCACAGGAAGCAGCAGACGCGGAAGACGAAGAGCAGGAAGAGGAAGAGGAAACCGCGCCCGATTTTGCACCAGCTAAGGCAGCCGAAAAAATCCAACAAACCGCTATCGCTTTTAACGAAATCCGCACTTGGGAGGACTTTACCGCCTTTATGCAGACCAACCCCGATGTAACCGTAACCCGTAACAAAGATAACGCGCGGGTGGTGGGCTTTGAACCTTACAACGATAAGGCGGTGGAATTGGAGCTTGAAAACGGCAAAACCTCTTATCCGTTCTACCACGTACTCGCCCGCTACTTCACGGTATCGCACGACCAACCCAACTAACAATGGAGTTAATACACCCCTTTCTAATTTCTTCCCACGAATGGAAAAAAGCAGCAAACCGCGCACAGTACAACGATTTGGAGGGCTACGATTTTGGGCAACTATTCATACACCCACGAGACCCACAAACTAAAACCTTTGCCGTTTCCTTGCTATCCGACAGCCAAAAAAAAACAGGCCTTAAATAACATTTAAAACGCGCAAAGCTGCCTATTTGCAGGGGTTTCTAATCCTCCTATTTCAGCAGCAACAACGCGCAAAATACACCTAATCACTATGGGTATCAAACAATACGGCGAAGCGTACAATTTTATTTACGATACTTTGGGAACGGCTTCCGAATGGATGCGCCCGCTACTTCGCACCACAAGGGTATGGGTAACAAAAAAGGGCAACCTTATCGTTATCAGCCCCGACGCTGAATGGTACGACTTCGTAACAGGGCAAAAGTTAAGCGTCCTAAAAGCCAACCCCGATACGGTTTTTCCCCAACGGAACAACCCACGTGCAATCCAAACCAATCCCGAATATTGGGAGAAAAAACCAAAACCAATCAACTATTATGTCGGAACTGTATAACGAAATTATGGAGCTATTCGGTAGCTGCCAAGATGCTAACGTAAAATTGGCGGAAGCTATGGTAGAGGGACAAAAGATTGATAAGGTTGCGTTCCTCAAACATATCAAATTTGCTGAATTAAAAATATTGGGAGCAAAGCGACTATCAATTTGGCACGACGACGAGTTCCTGTGGGGGCAGTTTTTAGATGTGTGTTACACGGGCAAAATTATGGTCTGTTACGAAGGGAATATTGAAAACATTAAGATATTTCGTGGGCTTCGTAAGCTCCAATGGCACCGCTACAACCCTTTGTTTTTGGAGGTAGATGTTAATTCGGCTATGCGGAACGCCCCGCCTGATTTATCCCCACTATCAGACCTACAAAACTTGCAACACTTTGAGTTGTGGTACGATGAGAATGTTGGCGCATTACCGCACCTATATCGTTTTGATGCCGA